CGCAGCGCCCTGGGCCTTTAAGGAACAATGAGCATGACTTCTATCACAAGCAAAAAACTGCCGAGCTGGCTGGAACTGACCGAAGAAGGTGCCACCATCACCTTGCGCAAGCCGGTTGAAATCAATCAGATCAAAGTCAACCGGGTCAGCCTGCGGGCGCCCACCGTCAAGGATGTGCAGCAGGCCACCGTCCAATCAGGTGGTGATGCCGAAAAGCGCGAAATGATCCTGTTCGCGTCCCTCACTCAAGCAGGGGACAAGGATATCGCCGGTATGACGGTGGTGGACTACAACCGCCTGCAGGCCGGTTATTTTCGCCTGGTCGAAGATGATGAACCTTACCCCTACAACGATTAAAGCGGCGGCCAAGCATCTGGCTCGGGAATTTCACTTCTCGGCCAGTGAGATCGAGGCCATGCCGTTTAACCGCATGCTGTGGTGGCTCACGGATTGAGCCGCTCCCTCCGTTACGCGTAACAGGGCAATCCTATGGCAAACAAAATGGCGCTCGGTCTGGTGATCGGCGGGGCTGTCAGTTCGAGCGTTGGCGCGGCGTTCAAGGACGTTGAAAGCCGTGTCAAAAAGCTAAGTGAACAGGGCAAAAAAGCCCGGGTACTGCAGAGCACGATCGGCGAAACCATGCGCCTGCGCGATGAGTGGCGAAAGTCTCACGCTGCTGGTGAGAAGGGCGCATCTGCACTATTGAACCGCCTCGAAAAGAACCTCGGTGTGCTGCGCAAGGAAGGCGTTGAGGTCGGTCGGCTGGCCAAGGAGTATGACCGGCTGGGCCGTGCCGGGCGCAGCGCCGAGTTGAAGCTCAAGGGACACAACCAAATCAGCCAAGGCAAAGAGCAGGCAAAAAGCGGTGTTGCGCGTGGGGTTGCGGCTGCGGGCATGGTGGCCGTCACAGCCAAGACCAGCGCTGACTATCAAGCGATTATCCGTGACATCGCGATCAAGGCCGGTGTAGCCCGAACTGCTGAAGAAGCCGATATGTCGCGCAGCATCATTCAGACCTCGCGCGATGTTGGCATGGGTCGCAACGAAGTGGCTGATGTGGTTAACGAGCTGGTCGGCGCCGGTATGGATTTGAAGCAGGCGATGGCGTTCGCGCCGGTGGCTGCCAAGTTTGTGGTGGGTCAGGGCTCATCGGGCGTCGACACTGCCAAGATGATCCAGGCACTGCAGACCAACGCCAAAATCACGGATCCTAAGGTGCTGGAAAAGGCGCTGGAAGCAGTGGCCTACCAAGGGCAGGCGGGCAGCTTTGAAGCCAGCGACATGGCACGCTGGTTTCCGCAACTGTTGGCAGGTATGCAGAAACAGGGCATCACCGGCATGGATGCGGTGACGCAACTGGGCTCGATGCTGCAGGTGCAAATGAAAACTGCCGGCACTGCCGATGAGGCAGCCAACAACCTCAAGAACTGGATTGAAAAAATCGGTTCTGGGGATGTGGTGAAGTCCTACAAAGACGCCGGCATTGATTACCAAAAGTCGCTTAATACCGGTATCCAGGGTGGCATGTCCACGTTGGAGGCTAGTTTCGGGCTGGCCAAGCGTTACATTGAAGCCACCGACCCGAAGAAAGCCGCAAAAATGGCCGAGGCCACGGCAAAGATCAGCAAGGAAGCTGACCCTGCTAAAGCTAAGGCCATGCTCGATAGCCTGGAGCAGGCCCTGCGCACCGGCGACATCTTTGCCGACATGCAGGTCAAGTCGGCGCTGACTGCCTATGTGCAGAACAAAGAGCTGTATGAGCAGTTGAAAAAAGAGGCGGCCAGCGCCTCGGGCATTCTCGACCAGAACCTGGCCGAGCGGCGTGATACTTCTGCCCAGAAGTGGAGCGAGACGATTCAAGCCGGTAACGATGCCTTGCGCAGTGTGGGCGATGCCATTCGTCCGGTGACGGATGGACTGGCCACAGGGCTGACCACGGTGATCAAGGGCGTCACCAAGCTATCAGACGAATCACCCAAGCTGGTGATGGGCCTGACGGCCTTGGCCACCGGGGCCAGCGTGATCACCAGTGTCATCGGCGCGCTGAAGATTGGGCGGGGTGTGTTCAATCTGGCCCGGGGCGGATTAGCAGGGCGTGCTGGTAAAGCCGGTGTGCAATCGGTTTTTGTGACCAATGCCAAGGGCGCTCTTGGTGGCGACAACGCAGAGAAAGGCAGAACAGTTAAGGCCTTGGTAGCCGCTGGCATCGGCGCTGTGCTTGTTCGTAAAGACGAAGCGCCCGGAGGTGGTGATGGCTTAGATACCAAGCTTGGTCCGATTGATACGGGTATGAAACTGCTCGATGTCATTCGCGAAGCTAAGCAGGGTGAGGGTGCTCTTGGTTCTGAGCACACACAGAGGGTATTTGTGGTTAACGCTCTGCAAATGGGGGGAATGAATGCCGGTACTGGCGGTGGAGGGCGCCGTGGCAGGCGAGCAAGGCGCCGGGCGGCGCTTCGCGCTCCTGTACCCCCCATCGTGCCTGCTCGTCTTGAGGGGGGATTGGTAAAGGTTGCTGGAACGCTTGGAAAGATGGGTAAAGCCCTTCCAGCCGGTACGGTGTTTGAGGCCGGTATCAAGGCTTTCGAGACGTACAGTACGGCCAAGACCGCCCAAGAAAAAGCCGAAGGCTATGGCGGTGCCGCAGGCGGACTTGCGGGCTCTGTGGCAGGAGCAGCCGCAGGTGCAGCGATCGGATCTGTGGTGCCGATCATCGGCACGGCGGTTGGCGGTTTGGTCGGCGCATTCTTGGGCGGAATTGGCGGCGATGCTCTGGGTGGAATGCTCGGTAAGTCGTCGTTAGCCAAGTCACTGTTTGGCAGTGAGTCAGGGCCGGGTGACGTGGTGCGCTTGATGTCGGCACAGACTGACAGAACGCAGGCCCCGTCGCCCTTAATGCTTAAGCCAGAAGCTAAGCCCGCCACGGTCGAGCAGAGCATTAGCTTTGCACCCCATATGCCGATCACCATTCAAGGTGATGTCAAAGATCCGGACGAACTCATGCGCAAGCTGCAGCCGCTGATGCAAGGCCAGTTGCAGGACTTTGCACGGCAGATGGAAGACAACGCCCGCCGGGCTAACGATCGCAAACTCTACGACATCCCTCACATTTAACAGGAGGTGCCATGGCCTACATGGAGCAAATGCAAAGTGCTGTCGGCTATCTGGCCTCAGCCGGGGAGGCAGGGCGTAAAAGCCTGGACGGCGTGATTGGGCCTGTTAACGGGGCCATCAGTGAAATGACAGGCGCCGCCTCAGAACTGGAGTCGCTGCCGTTTGTGGGGCCTATTGTGGGGCAAAAGCTGCAGCGTGTGATGCGTGCTGTCAGTGCCGCGCAAGCCAAGGTTGGCCAGGTGGTAGCGGTCTACAACCAAGCAACCCGGGCTGTATCGCAAGTCAAAGAGCGTTTGGCTGTATTGGGTGAGCAGGCCGAGCGGGCTAAAAATGCGATCAACAAGATCGCCGGCAAGATCAACCCTGCCTTGGGCAACATCTTGCCGACCAGTATTTTTGCCACCGATACCACCCCGGAGGTTGAGGCGGTTAAGCCGTTTCCCCACTTGCTGATCCTGCAGCCGCACAAGCATGAAGAAAAGCCGTATTACTTCAACCTGGACACTGCAGCGTTTGACGAATTGAGTCGTCAGAGTGGGTTCCGCTGGGCTTCCCAAGAGCGCCTGACGCGCCGTCCTGCACAGCAGTCGGTGGGTATGGGTGAAGAAAAGATGACCCTCAAAGGCTCTATCTTTCCGGGGCACCGAGGCGGCCTCAAGCAACTGGATACCCTGCGCAGTATTGGGGGGCTGCTCTTGCCTCTGGGGCTGACTACCGGGTATGGCCACGTCCTGGGGGATTGGTGTTTGACCTCGATCACCGAGGATCAGAGCGCCCTGTTGCAGGGTGGCATTCCGCGCAAGCAGGGTTTTAGTCTGGAGTTCGTGCGCTATGGCGAAGACATGCAGAACGCTTGAAGGCGACCAGCTCTACACCCTCTGCCACAACGCCTATGGCCACCTCAACGGTAGCGTGGAGGCGGTGTTGGCGGCCAACCCTGGACTGGCTGTTGAGCCTGAGCCGTATCGCGGTGGTCTGTTGATTGTGTTGCCGGACTTGGTGCTGGCCAGCGACGAACAAGCCGTCCAACTC